TCGACATGATCTTTGGAAAAAGATGTGAGTGTTTACAAGTAAAAGAACACACACCTGTGAAATGTGTTGATTGTGGAAAGGTATTTTAGTGTCCAAAAATTGGATTCAGTCAGTTAACAAATCTATCAAAAAAAGAGGCACTAAAGGAAAGTGTACGCCTATAACAAAACCTGGATGTACAGGCAGAGCTAAAGCTTTGGCTAAGACATTCAAAAAAATGGCGAGAAACAGAAAAAAGAAGTGAGTATTAAAGAAGCAATTTTAGAGGCTTTAAGACAAAGATACGAGGCGCAAATAGCGGAAGCTGATGCTCTCGTAAATCTTTATTTAAGACATTCTGTAGGAATTGGTGAACACCCTCAGAACTTAGATGAAGTAGACAAACAATTAGGAAAGATATCTCAGGCAGAAGGTAAACTAAGTGCTTTAGATGAGTTCCTAGAACAAAGAGAGGAAAATAATGGCGAAGAAGAAAAAGACTAAAAAGAAAAAATACAAAAGAGCTAGAACTAAAAAGGGTCATTACAGAAAAGATGATAAGAATACTCCTTTCTGGAATGAAGCTTGGCAAGGAGGAAAATCACCTAAGAAGAAAAAATTAGCGTTTGAAAGATTCTTAGACTGGTTGTTAATAAGATAATGGAAGATTTTACATACATAGACAAAGTTAAAAAGATCATAAAAATGAGGCATGATGATATCGTATCGGCCATGGCGTCAGGCGGGGTTGACAATATGGAGAAATATCAATATATGTTAGGACAGATACGAACGTATCAATATATAAGTCAGGAAATATCCAGCCTGCTAGAAAAAAAGGAGCAAAGAGACAATGAAGGAACAGTTATCAACATCAACGGGTCAAAAGCCCAAGATCGAACTACCGAATAAAGAACTGGTAGGTATCACAAAAGAAAAAGATTTAAAAAAAGATTCAGCTAAATTACCAAAACCAACAGGTTGGAGAATTTTAGTTTTACCTTTTAAACAAAAGGAAAAAACTAAAGGCGGTATTATTTTAGCAGAAGACACCATCGAACGATCACAGGTTGCATCTACATGTGGTTTAGTATTGGACATGGGTCCTCATTGTTACGACAAAGAGAGATACCCAGAAGGTCCTTGGTGCAAGAAGGGTGATTGGATTATATTCGCAAGATATGCCGGATCACGTATCAAGATAGATGGGGGTGAGATAAGACTTCTCAATGATGATGAAATCTTAGCGACCGTGGAAAACCCTGAAGATATATTCCACGAATTTTAACAAACATAGGAGGAAACTATGCCAAGCAAAATAGACGGCGAAGAAAAAACAATAGAGTTAGATGACAAAGGCCCTGGTGCTGAAGTTATCTTTCCAGAAGAAAAAAAAGAAACAGAAAAGGAGAGCAATGAACCAATTATTGAAACTATCGAAAACGATAGTAAGCCCGATGATACACCTGAGAAATCTGATAAGCCAGTGGATGTTCGAGATGAACCGAAGCAGGAACTTAAAGAAGGCGGCGAAGTTAAGGAAGAAGCTGTGGAGTCAGGGAGTGATCGGAAATCAGATAACGCTAGAGAAATTGAAGAATATAGCGAAGGCGTTAAGAAAAGAATAGCCAAACTCACGAAGAAAATGCGTGAAGCTGAAAGGCAAAAAGAAGAAGCCATTCAGTATGCTAGACGTGTTAAAGCAGAAAAAGATGAATTAGGAAAAACTGCTACAAGTTTAGATAAAAATTATACAGCAGAAATGGAAGGAAGAATTTCATCTTCTATTGCAGCGGCTCAATCAAAGTTAGCCATTGCAAGAGAACAAGGCGATGCCAAAGCTGAAGTTGAAGCTCTAACTAACATTTCTCAATTGGGGTATGAACAAGGTAAGCTTGCTGAAATTAAAAGTAGGCATGCTATGGAAGAAAAGGAAGCAAAAGCTAGACCTACTCTTCCAACACAACCTGCTCAAGCTGCCCCGCCACCTGATCCTAAAGCCGAAGCATGGGCTTCAAAGAACGAGTGGTTTGGTAAAGATAGTGCAATGACTTACACTGCATTTGATTTACATAGACAAGTTACCGAAGAAGAGGGTTTAGATCCTCAATCTGACGAATATTATGTTGAGATAGACAAAAGAATAAGGTTGGAATTTCCGCATAAATTTGGTAAGACTAAGGTAGAACAGACCAGTAAACCTACACAAAACGTTGCCTCTGCAACGCGTAGTTCAAAGACAGGTCGCAAATCTGTGAAGCTCACGTCTTCGCAGGTCGCAATAGCGAAAAAACTAAACGTGCCATTAGAAGAGTATGCAAAACAATTAATCACGAAGGAGGTATAAGCATATGACAAATAAAAAACCAACTCGTGCGAGCCAAAGTCAAAGTGAGGTAACAAAAGTTAAATCACAGGCAGCAACGGTAAAACCGAAAACTGTTTCAAAACCTTGGACTCCACCATCGTACTTAGATACGCCCAACGCGCCAAACGGATACCGACACAGATGGGTCAGGATTGAAACTTTGGGAGTTCCCGACACGAAAAACATACAAGGACGCTTAAGGTCTGGTTATGAATTAGTAAGGGTCGATGAATATCCAAAAGATGATTTCCCAGCTATCCAAGATGGCAAATACGCTGGAGTAATAGGTCACGGAGGCCTTGTGCTGACAAGGGTACCTGAAGAGATCGCGCGTCAACGTCAAGAGTATTTTGAAAAACAAGCTCGAGACCAACATGATGCAGTAGATAACGATCTAATGAAGGAACAGGATAGTAGAATGCCTATCGATATCGATAAGCAGTCTCGTACCTTCGGTGGCAAACGATAGTTAAAAAAATTTTTAACAATCCGAACCAACGAATTAACGTTAACCGTAAAACTGCGGATAGTAGTTTTACATAAGGAGAAAAAATATGGCAAACTCAAGTGCTGTAGGTTTCGGATTGAGACCTATTAGAAAAGTTGGTCAGAATGACGATAACAACGGATTAGCCGAGTACTCATGTAACAGTACTGCAGCTGCATACCAGAATGATGGGATGGAAGCCCAAGCAACTGGAACTGTAGGAACTGCAGCAACTGGTGACACATTGATCGGAAGTCTGAATGGAGTCTTCTTCACTGACGCAACAACAAGTAAACCAACGTTTGCAAACAATTTAGTAGCTGGTAATGCCGCTACTGACATTGTTGCATTCATAAACGATGATCCTTACCAAATGTTTGAAATTAGATCGGACAACACTGGTGCCTCAGCGGCAACAGATGTGTTCAATAATGCAGACATGACAGTAGTCGCAGGTGACGCTACAACTAACGGACTTTCAAAAAGCACGTTAGCTGATGCTACCTTGACTGGTGGTGGTACTGGATCGGCGCAATTAAGAGTGTTAGGCGTATCAAGAGACCCTGATAACAACGAAGTTGGCTCTGCCAACGTTGTTTGGAGAGTTATGATCAACGAACATTTCTTAAAAGCGACAGCTAGTATATAATAGGAGTATATAGACAATGGCAATATCACGTAATCAACTAGTTAAAGAACTAGAACCTGGTCTAAATGCACTATTTGGACTAGAATATAAACAGTATGAAAATCAGGCATCTGAAATTTATACTACTGAGTCATCTGACAGAGCTTTTGAAGAAGAAGTTATGTTGTCAGGTTTCGCACAAGCAAGAGTAAAACCAGAAGGATCTGGAGTAGCTTTTGACAATGCGCAAGAAACTTTCACAGCTAGATACACTAACGAGACAATCGCTCTCGCTTTTGCAATCACTGAGGAAGCTATTGAAGATAACCTGTATGACAGACTTGCTTCTAGATACACAAAAGCACTAGCAAGATCTATGGCGAGCACGAAACAAGTTAAAGGTGCAGCACCATTAAACAACGGATTTGGAACTTTCACTTCCGGCGATGGTGTAGCATTATTTAGCGCGTCTCACCCTACGATTGCTGGAACTTTCAGTAACACGTTAGCAACTGCTGCGGACTTAAACGAAACTTCATTGGAACAAGCTTTGATCGACATCGCTGCTTTAACTGATGAAAGAGGTTTAAAAATTGCTGCTAAAGGAACTAAAATGATTGTTCCTTCTGCATTACAATTTACTGCTGAGAGATTGATGAAATCTCAAGGTAGAGTAAGCACAGCTGATAATGATATCAATGCAATCAGATCAATGGGTATGATTCCTCAAGGTTATAGAGTGAACAACTACCTAACTGACACTGATGCGTTCTTCATCATTACAGATGTTCCTAACGGAATGAAGCACTTTAACAGAGCACCTCTTACAACTAAGATGGAAGGGGACTTTGATACTGGCAACGTAAGATACAAAGCTAGAGAAAGATACGTTTTTGGCGTATCTGACCCTAGAGGTATTTTTGCATCACCAGGTGCTTAATCAGTAAGTAACTAAACATTTAATGGGGCCGCCTTAAAACGGCCCCATTTTTTATGCAGCATAGTAAAACCATGGAAAAACCCTACAAAATCAAAATTAGAGCATACGGATACTGGACAGAATTTGATGTCAAAGCCAAGGATGAGGCTAAGTCATTAGAGGATGCTATAGTTGACAAACTGGGAAAAAATGATATTGTTTGGGATAAATCTGATTTTTATGATCGGAGAAGAACATGGTTAACATACGAGGAGATTGTAAATGACCCAAGACCTTTACAAACAAAAAACATCCTTGGAGTTGAGCTGGCAACAAGAGTATAATCAACATGGTAAATATACTCTTGATATGGTCAGAATTGATAACAAAATTAAAGAAGTTATCAATGAAATCAAGCTTGAAGAGGCTAAAATTGCTGATAGAGAAAACGCAATTGCTAATTCGGCTCCACAAGTTTCAGTAGCTACTTAATCAAAAGCTACATCGCTGGAAAAGCACTCCACATCACAGGTTCTCTTGCACTCTACTAAAAAAGGTAGTATAAAATAATTACTATACAATTATAATTTGGTATATAGACGCGTATAGTCGACGGCCTAGAGACTATATATCATAAAACTAGGAGGATATAATTATGGCAAAAACAAACTTTTCGGGACCTATAACAACAGGACCGATACAAGTAAACACGGGAGAAATTGTCGGCACAAACGTAAGAGATGCCGCATTTGTCCTTAACAAAATGTCGTTTCCATTAAGTTACGCTAACATGGCAGTAACTACGGACGACAACAGACTAGCTACTGCTGCTGACAATGGAACTTCTACAACTAGTATTACATTCGTAAGTGATGCAGTTAAAGCAAATGTTCCAGGAATCACTTCTGACGGTGGTTTCAACGTTGCTTCTGTTATTACTCAGCACTCAGCTGGTAATGACTCTGGAGCAAGTTGGACAATTACTGGAACTGATGTTCTAGGAAATGCACAAACTGAAACGTTAACAGCTGCTGGTGCAGGTGCTACAGTTACTTCAGCAAAAACTTATAAAACATTGACATCAATGGTTTTAAGTACTGGAAGTGCGGGCGCGGTAAAAGTTGGTGTAATAGAAACTGGTTTAGTTTCA